CTCTTGTGGGTCTGCGAGCCATGCTTGATATTGCGCGTCTGAAACACTCAATGCCTCACTCCACCGGCCATCGCCAGTTGTCCTCTGGTCACTGCGCCGACGATTGGTTTAGCGACGACGTTCGCCAAGTCGCGCCGCAATGCACGCAACTCTTTCACCACGCTGCTGCCATCGCTCCCGCTTGCCCTCGCTTGGTTGGGCGTTTCCACCGTGACACGTTCGCCCGGTGTTGCGTTGAAGAACACGGGCTGCGAATCCGTACCGCCGCCGCCGCCAACAACAAACGAGCCGCCATGTTGCATATCATTGCCGAGAGTTGCGCGAACGTTTGCTGCCTTTCTGATCGACTCACCTGCTTTGTCGGCGGCACTTTTAAGGTCTCCCATGTGCGAGGTGGCATTTTTCACCGCGTTGACGATCTTCAAGAAGTCCTCAACCGACCTCGCGCCGAGTTCCGCGAATCCCAACTGCGCCGCTTCAGCGGCACTTACAACGCCGTCGCGCATTGCGTTCTTGACTGATTGCGATTTCAGATCGATTTTTTGGAGTGCTCTAACACCTTTCGCCCCCATCTGCACCATCTCGCCACCTAGCACCTTAGTGATCGCCGCGAGGCTCGCATTGGTGTCGGCGGAACGTTTCGACCACTCCACAAGATTAGTGAAAGCGTGTTCTCCCATTTCTTCCATCCCGACAAGGCCGAGACTTGCCAGTTCAATCGTGGAGAGCACACCATCATTCATCATTGTTTGGAATTTCGCGCCTTCGGTGTCAATGGCCAACATCGCATCCACACCCGTCTGGCCTAGCCGGGTCATCCCCGATGACACTGCGAACGCATCTTGCGACAACTCGCGGAACCGCTCAGTAGTACCGGCGACGGCAGGGTTCAACCCCATCTCAATCGCCTCCTTCACGCTAATCATCCCATCGGCCATCGCTGTGGTGGCTTCAGGGAAAGCATCTACGCTTCTGGCGATGGTTGACAACAGATCAGCCGTCGAGTTGACAACCTCGCCCTGAACGCTAACAGCCTTCTCCGACTTATACTGAAATTCGTCCATCTGCTCGATAGCGCCTATAAACGGCGTCATATTTTGCAGTTCATTCCACAACGATTGCACATCCTTTGCCCTGGCAATGACGTTGCCGAACTCATCGCGCACCTTCACAAGGTTGTGCCAGAAAAACTCGCCCTTGCTCTTGCGTTGCCCGGCGGCATCCAACTGCTTGATGTATTCGTTGGTCTTTTCGGACACTTGCACCCAGGCGTGAGTGCCATCTCTCTTGATCGTGTTGAAGCCGGTGGTCATCACGCCCTGGAACATCTTTGCACGCACTTCCTTGTCGGCCATCAGGTTCCCGAACTCTATCCGATCTTCCTTATAACGCTTGCGGATTTTGAGGAAGCCAGCGGCGAAAAGAGCAACCGGTGCAAGCATCGCCGCATAGCCACTCGCCCCACCGGCTGCTGCTGCTGGCCCGCTGCCAGCGGTTGCTGCCGGTAGGGTGCCAGACGAAACCCACCCACCGGCCCCGTCCATAGCCAACCCGGTTCCAGCCCCGGCTGCCCCAGCCCCGGCTGCTGCCCCGGCTGCTGACCCGGCTGCCGAACCCACTGCGCTAGACACTCCGCTGGCGACCACACCCGAAGATGTGTGGCCTGTAAAGATATTTTTGATGCCTGCGATGATCCCTCCGAGGTTGAAACCACCACCACCGCTGCCAGAAAATATCTTGCTAATCTTCAACTTGAGCCATTCTTTCAGCATATCCTGAATCAGGCTTTTGAACGCGCTCAACAGAACCTCTTTCATGTGGTCGCCGATGGACTTGTTGATCTCGCCCATGTTCTTTTCAAACTCTTTCTCTGCCGCAAGTTTCTCGTCGACATACTCCTGGTGCTTTGCTTTCAGTTGCGCGTTGTATTCGGCGTGAGAGATTGTTCCCGCATCGAGCATCTTTTTCAGGTCGGCGATCTCCTTGTCGTATCGCTTCTTAATGTCGGACAATGCGCTTGCGTGTCGCTCCTTTTCTGCTTTTTTCAGTTTCCCCTGCTCAAACATAATGTACATAAAGGCATCGGTTATCCCTGACGCAAGATTATCGGCAAACGATTGCATGTGCTTGCCGAGGGTTTCGATGTCTTGCGTTAGCAAAACCGTTTCTTCACCGGCATCACCCATTGCCTCGTCCAATCTTTCGACCCATGCGGTATAAACATCGCCGTGAATTTTTCCGTCCTGAAGCAATTGGTCAAGCACTACCATCTTGTCGATGAGAAAGTCACTCTCAAATTGAGTATTGGCAACCTCATCCTTAAAGTCTTTCATTGCTTGTTCTGTTTTTGAAAGAGTTGTTCCCAACCCTACCCACGCTTTTTCTCCTTGGTGAACGGTTGGTTTTAGCAGATTCATAACTTTTTCTAGATCGAAAATGCCGTTCCAGAGGTCTTTATATTCCTTTGTGCATTCACCGATTGTTTCCTTTAGACCATCTGTCGATTTTGCGGACTCGTTTGTTGACTTTGTAACCTTGTCGATCTGCTCCTTTACAACTTTCAACCGCGCTATCAGTTTAGCCTCGTTCTCCTCTAGTGCAACGAGTTCTTTATTGGCCCCGACCATTACGGTGTTATTCGCTACGATTTGTGTTTGAAGGTCTTTGTTTGCTCCGATCGTGTCATAAATACTGCTGACATAACCACTACCATACGCCTGCAATTTACGCGCTTCTTCTAGGGCTTCGTTGTAGATTTCCAGTTCTGTGGTAACACTGGCCAGTTGCTCTTCAAGGTCGCGCTGAGTATTTAACAATACTGGAAGTGCCAACCCCACATATTCTTTCCTTAACTTTTTGACGGCCCCGGTCTGTTCTTCAACAGCCTTCGTTGCTTCTTCGGTGTCGTCGCGGAACATCACCCAAGCGGTAGCGGCAATCGCAATCAATCCGGGTATGCCTCCAAGCATCCCCTTCATTGCAAGCCCTAAACCCCTTGCCGAGAATGTGGCGGTCTGCATTGCCACATTCATTGTAATGATTAGAGGCGTAATCTTACTGATTACGAATAATTCGACAAACACCAGTGCGAGGAATTTAAGTTCCTTCCCCCAATCTTTCAGAGCGTTAATCCCACCTTGTAACGCGATAGCAAGATCGGTGAGCAGAGGCAAGATAGCGGGTAGTGCGCTATTCGCAATACCCTGTAACGCCGCCTTTACGTTAGTCATTTCATCTACAAGTTTCGCGGCGGCTTTGGTGGTGGTTTTGTCAAGTGTTAAGCCAAGATCACGCGCCTGTTGTCTAACCTTCCTGATACCTTCTGCGCCACCTTCCATTGTTTGAATCAGCGAAACACCTTCCGAGTCAAACAATTTCATAGCCAAGCGAACGCGATCCGACTCGCTACCAAGTCCGGCAAGAGCATCAGCAACGATTTCAAACTTCTCATCAAGAGGAAGTTTGTTTAACTCTTCGGCATTAAGGCCCAATTCCTTTAACGCTCCCTTGGCCTCGCCCATTCCTATCGCCGCCTCTGCAATGCGCCTAGTCATGCGCTGCCAGGCCATTGTTAGCGTTTCAAATGTAACGCCACCAATTTCTGCAACGTGCTTGTATTCGGATAATGCCTTAGTGCTAACGCCAAGACGGATGGAGAGTTTGTCTAGTTTCTCAGCGGCGTGAATGGTCTTGGTAACAAAGCCGCCTACCCCTGCAGCTCCCGCCGCAAGAATAAACCGTTTCGCAAGACCTTTTAACGCATCTGACGTTTTATTAAGATTCTTGTCGACAGACCTAAACGCTTTCTGCGTTTTATCTTCCGCAACAATCCGAATTTTTGCGTCAGCAGTTGCCATTACCTCATCTGCCGTTTCTGTGCGACGTATTCAAACCATGCCGACCAATAGGTTAGTTCGTCCGTTGTCATTTTCTCCGCTAACTCGTTCACCGTCATGTGCAAGTGTTCGGCGACCTGGAACATCAAGAGGATTTCTTGGTCGCCGGTTCGGAGTTTTTTCGGGCATCCTCGATAGTGGTATCCGGCTCATCATTCATTGCGCTGATGATGCGGACGATTACATCGGGGTCAACCTGTTCCATCAATGGCTTTTTGTCGGCATTGGAGAACATCTTTTTGCCGTCGCCATCAAGCGCACGGATCAACAAAGTTTCAACCAATGACTCAAGCGAGCCGTCGTTGACATACTTGAAAATCCGGTTGCGTTGGGCCAGGGTTGTCGGCTTGAAATAGATGACGGCATCCCATTCGGACACCGCCACCGATTCCATAGGCGCGACGAGTCTTTCTCGCCAGTGTGTTTTAGCCCTGGCAAGAGTTTCAGCACCATTTGACATTTAATCTCTCCCTATACGGTTGTTTCGGTTACTCCGCCGGTCACTTGAAACCCGAACGAGCGTTCCACGATACTTCCCATGTCAACGGATATTCCCAGGCTGTTGATAAGCGCAGTCATCGTGTAGTAGGTATCGCCAGAATCAGCACCCTCTGGGTAGAGAGCGAGCGACACCGACGCGCCCTGCGTCATTGCGCCCTGGCCGGTGGTATCAGTTTCATCGAAATGACAGGTGATAGACCCAGAGGCATCGCCATGGCCCACGAGGTACGACTTCATACTGTCGCCCATCGCGGTGTCCTCGATAGTGTCAGAAGTCCGATCCAGACTGAATGATTTGATCTCGGCGACAGTGTTTGCTCCAACTTTCACCGTGCCTTCTTTTCCATGATGTGTTGCCATCTATTTTTCCTCGTCGCGTGTTGGCTTGTTTACGATTGGCTTCGGCTTCGCCTCGACCACCTTTTTGGCACCCACGACAGACCAGCCGCGAGCCTCCAATTCTTTAACTATCTCGGGATATGCAATCGTCACGACTGATCCCTTGAATTCCATTTGCACTGCCTTCATCTATGTTGCTCCTTGCGTGAAGTCATAAGTCACTCGCACCGTGATACGCACGGCACCGATTGGGAAAAGTACGCCCTCGTCACTTTCGATGAGTACAGTCTCAGTGTTGAGGGCGTAGCCACCGCGAGTCCTGTCGCTATCCAATGCTTCCTCGATTCCTTCAATAAGTTCGTTTCTAGAAGTGTCGATGCTTGAACCTTTGACGTAACCCACGATGACATAATCAATCGTTCCTTCGCGTGTAGTGCTGCCCATTGTTGTATCGGCTCGCACTTCCTCGCTGCTTGCGATCCACGCCGCCGGATATTGCTGGTCGGACAATTCATCCGTTTGGAATGGGTCGCGCGTAATCTTTTTGAGTTCGGGCGTAGACATTGCATCCAGAACGGTGACAATGTTGGCAGCGATGTCCTCACGCTTGCTCATGCCCTGGCCATCTGCTTGATGAATTCGTTGCGGAACTGATTACCAACCAATACCTCCTCACGACTGTTTACGTCGAACCACTTGCGTACTGGCAGATGCCCTGCACCGGTGTGGTGCCACATTGCTTTTCGTGCGGCCAGAGTGTTTGAAAAGAACACTAAACCGAGGGATGGGCTTTTCACCTTCCACAACATTGATGAAAGCATCTGCCCGGTGTCCATCAGATCAACCC